GTCCGCAGCTCGTTTTTGGCCCTTTTTAGGCGCTTTCGTTCTCCGTTGAGTATTTCATTGTCTTATGAGCTTTTCGCGCTCCTGCGGTCGCCTGAGGGCCTTCTGGGCTGCGATTATTCGCCCCCGGCCGGTTTCCCTTCCGGCAGGAGCTTCGTCTCTCTGCAGACCTGTTCGATCTTGGTGTTCAGCCAGACGTCGAAGTCCCCGTAGATCTGCATGAGGGCGCCCACGGCAGCGTCGCTGAGGATCTCCATCACCTTGTCCCGGGACTTCCGGAACGCCTCGAGCTGGGCCTCCTTGGTGAAGGCCCCCTGCTTCTTGAGGGCGTCGACGTAGGTCTGGGACGTGTAGGCGACGGCCTGAGCGACGGCGTCTGTGGCCATCTGGATGTACTTCGCGGCGGTCTCATTGTCGAGCTGCTTCTCGATCTTCGACGTCTCTCGACGCAGCAGCGCGACCGCGTAGGCCCCGCCCGCCGTGATCAGCAGGCAGAGGACCGGGACGCAGGCCGCGAGGATCTGGTTCCATGTTTCGTTCATGTTCTTCCTCCTCTTGTCTCATTTCCTCCTGATGTTCGCAGCCGCCGGCATACGGGCAGGTCTCGCAGTCATCGGGCTCGCACGGGTAGGTCCCGTCCCAGCTCACGAGGCTCCGGATCCAGATCCACCCGCAGATCAGGGCGATCACGATCAGGAGAAGGTTGGCGGCCGGCATTAAGCCTTCGTGAAGGTGTCAGCATCGACCCAGCCCCAGACCGTCGCGCCGGATCCGGTGACGCGGATCAGATGGTAGGGATGCTTCGAGGAGCCGAGCCGGTAGATCTGGGTGATCTTGGCCTTGCCTCCCTTGCAGCCCTTCGGCGTGGAGGCGTTCGCGCTCGTGTAGTGGACGTTGCCCTTGTAGTCGACGATGTCGCCGACCTTCGGGGTCCACTTCTCCTCGGCCTGCTTCTTGATCAGGGCCGTGTCGACCCAGCCGTAGACGGTGGAGCCGCCTCCGGAGATCGCGATCAGGTGGACGGGATGCTTCCCGGACGGGTAGAGCGCCGTGACCTTCGCCTTGCCGGGCTTGCACTTCGGCCCGCTGGTCGCGTTCGCGCTCGCGTAGTGGATCGCGCCGGTGTACTCGACGACGTCGCCGACCTGAAGGTCGAGCGAGGGGTTCGTCGGCTTCTCGGGCTCCGGATCCGTCGGGGTGACGGGCGTGCTGCCGGCGTTGTCGAACTTCGGACGACCGAAGCCGAGGGTGTAGCCGTCGTGCATCTTCCGGTTGATCCGCTTCACCTGATCGCTCGCGTTGCCCTCGATGGTGACGATCGTGGTCCCGTTCACGCTCTCGACGATGCCGGTGTGGCTGACCTCGCCGCCGGAGGTGAAGAAGATCTGGTCGCCGGGCTGCGGGTTCTCGGTGAAGTAGCGGCCCTGCTCCTTGTAGTAGCTCAGGGACCACTTGCAGCCGGCGCCGTAGGGGCCGGTCTGACACTCGACCTGCTGCGCCTTCTTGGCGTCGCGGCCGGCAAGCTGGTAGAAGCACCAGTCGACGAACACGTCGCACCATGCGTAGCCGTTCTTGTTGCCGTTGTAGTAGCCCGCAGCGTAGAGGTCGCGGGCGTACTTGGTCCAGTTGTTGTGGCCGGCGTTCGCGGTCTTGTCGTCGAGCTGCGCGTTGCTGGCCTTCTCCTTGTATCCGATCTCGGCCGCAGCGATCTCGAGCAGGCGGGCAGCGGTGCAGGATCCGGACGCTGCCGGCTTCTGCGGTTCGGTGCTCGCGTACTGGTCGAAGTACTTCTGGCCGTAGCTTGCGCGGGCCTTCTGGACGCTCTCGCCCTGATCTGCAGGTCTCTCGAACTGCGTCAGGACGATGTCGGAGGCCTCTCTGATGGTCGCCGCGGACTTCAGGACCTTTAGGACGGCCGTGTAGCCGTTCAGCTCCTTCCAGAGGAAGCCGAGCTGCGTCTCGAGGTCGCCGATCGAGGTCTTGGCGGCCTTGGCGTAGTTCAGGAGCGCCTCCTTGCGGGACCAGTAGGTCCATTGGGCGAGGCCGTAGCCGGCAGAGTCTCTCACGAAGTTCGTGTAGGTGCCGGCGTCGACGGCCGCGGTGTATTCGACGTCGTTCATGCCGAGCTTTTTCTCGTAGCTGTTCTGCAGGTTCGTGGGGATCAGGCCGCTCTCGGCGTAGAGGTTCCCCATGAGGCCCGCGATGCCGTAGGCGGTCAGGCCCTTCCCGCTGAGGAAGTTCCAGATCTTCTCGGCGTTGTTCGTTCCTTTAAGGCTCATTGTTTTCGCCCTCCTTTGCTTTGTCTTTTTCTTCTTGTTCCCGCTGATCCTCCTTGTCCCACTCGCGGTCGCGGTACCGGTCCTTCGTCGTCTTGATCCACGCCATCGCGCCGCACTCGGTCCCGAGGCAGGCGAAAACGCAGGTGCAGAGGGTGTCCGGGATCGCTCCCGTCTGTTTGAACAGGACGATCATGGTGACGGTGAAGGTGATGAGCATGACGGCCACGATGACGAGGATCACGTCCATCGTCCGGATCTGCTTCTCGTATTCCTCCTTGCTCTTGTCCTTCTTCTTGATGTGTTTGCTCACATTGGTCGCCTCCTTTACTCGAGGATCGACTGGATCCCGAGCTTTGTGAGGAAGTCCTTCTGGTCGTGTTTCACTTTCTCGGCATAGTCGAGAGCGGCGTGCATATCGCCGTTGCATTGAGCGTCTGGGATCCTCTGGACCGCCTTCGCGGTGGCCTCGCCGAGGGCGATGGCTGCGTTGGTGGTCTGGATGACGAGGATCTGCAGCTGCTCCCGGTTTGCTTCCCGGGCAGCTTCCTCGCGCTCCTTCTTCTCGGCTGCTGCCTTCTCGGCCTTTGCCCTCTCGGCAGCTTCCTCCTCTTTCTTTTTGTCGCGCTTCTGGATCCGGCGTTCAATGAGCCAGAAACAGAAGGCGGTCACGGCCGTCGGGATCCCCATGATGGTGACCAGCTGGCCGAGACTGAGTACGATTTCCATGTTCGTGTCCTCCTGTGTTATGTTTTGCGGCCCCTTTGGAATACGGTGTCGGTGTTCAGCTTGGTCCGGATGCCGTCGCTGTCGAAGTGTTTCATGTCTCCGAAGTAGCTCTGCATGGTGGCGTTGACGTTCTCGACGTCGATCTCGCCTGCAGCGTACTCCTTTTCGATGTGGGCGATCCTCGCCTTCATCTTCCGGAGACTCTTGCGCTTGAGCTTGCGATGACCGGGCCGGATCCGGTAGCCGACGAACTCGACGCCGTGCCGGATCGTGTTGATCTGTGTCTTGTCGTTTAAGTCGAGCAGCAGCTCCTCGCCGAGGAAGTTCCGGATCGCGTCGAGATCCGCGACCAGACGATCGCGGTCGTCGCTGAGGATGATGTCGTCGTCCATGTACCGGATGTCGAAGTGCTCCCGGAGCTCGTGCTTGATGAACTGATCGAGCTGGTCGAGGCAGATGTTCGCGAGCATCTGGCTGGTCAGGTTCCCGATCGGCATACCACGATCAAAAAGCCGCTCCTCGGGCTCCACCTCGTCCGGGCTGAAGCCGGCGGGCAGGCCGAAGGCGGTGTGCTCGCAGTTGATGATCGTGTCCATGAGCCAGAGCAGGCCCTCGTCGTCGATCTTTGACCTGAGGATCCTCATGAGGACCTCGTGGCTGACGCGGTAGAAGTACTTCGAGACGTCCAGCTTCAGGAAGTACCACGGGCCCGGTCGGCGGTCGACCATGTTGATCCACTTCTGCAGCTGGTCCGCAGCCTTCACGCGGCCCTTCCCGACGCGGCAGCCGTAGCTGTGCTCGTAGAATTGCCGGTCGATCAGCGGGTTCAGCTGCCGGTAGATCGCCCATTGTACGACGCGGTCCTTGAAGCTCAGCGCCATGATCAGGCGCTTCTTGGGCTCGTAGACGTAGAACTCCCGGTACCTGCCGACCGTATAGGTCCGCCAGAGGAGCTCGTTCTGGATCTCGATCAGGTTCTCCTCGAGGTTTGCCGAGAAGGCCGCGACCTCCCGGCGGTCCCATTTCCTCGCCGCCGCTGAGTAGTAGGCCGCCAGCAGGTTCTCCCACGAGCAGATCCGCTCGTAGAGGTTGGTGATCTTTGCCATGTTTGGCGTCCTCCTTTAATGTGAAAAAATAGCCGCGTGTGGCACTCCGGTCGGATAGTCTGCGCGGCCTGCCGCAGCGTCTCGCGACGCTGTCCGCTCTCACGGAAGGCATGAGCACCCCGGCTGTGTCTTTAACCGGCGACCGATGGCCTCCGGTTGGGAGATACGCCCCTTTGACCCTTTCGCCCCCTTCACCCGTAGGCTCGGGGCTTAGCATTTAAGGCCAGAGCGGAGCGGCCGCCGATGTTGTCGTTGGAGTTCGAGCGAGGATTGTTCGCAT